CGACGATCCAACCAAGTTATGGGCAATCGGGCAGTTCCTTGGTCTTCACCAAGGCGGGAAGGACTATTTCCGATTCCTCAGTCAGAATGGGTGCAGGAAGACCCGCTTTGGAATGCAGTTCACCGGAGGCAATTCAGTTCTGAAGAAACTCCATAGCCGTATCTACCCCGAAAAGGGTAATCGTCTGAGGCATTCTGACCTAGGTGATGCGTTCCCTGAGACGCTGATCAAAGCGAAAGCCTTCGACATGGACAACGCAAAGAAGATTGCCAATGAATACGAAGACCTCTGTAATCGAATCGAAGAGCTACGGATGCAGGAAAACTTCTCAGCCAATGTCCTAGCAGAACAGACCAGAGCCAGACAAAGAATCGAGATGCTTAAAGCCCCAGCGGTAGCAGCGATGGCGCGTGATCTAATTGAAGAAGGGAACTCGGTGTTCATTGCAGTCAACTACACCGAAACCCGTGAGTGGCTCATGGAGGAGTTAGATACCGACTGTGCTATCTTCGGAGGACAGAACGACATTGACCGACGAGGCAAGATTGATTCGTTCCAGAATGATAAGTCGAGAGTCATTATTGGAATTATACAGGCGAGCAGGGAAGGTCTGAACCTCCATGATCTCAACGGAAATCACTCACGGGTTGCGCTGATAATGCCTTCGCCTAGCGTTTTCGACCTCAAGCAGGTATTAGGTCGAGTCCACAGGGCAGGCGGTAAATCCAAGTCGATCCAGTATATGATCTATGCGGCGGGTGTTCCTATCGAAGAATCCATCTGTGAAAAGCTAGATGAAAAGCTAAAGCGTATGGATACACTCAACGATGGCGAGATAGATGGGACTATCTCACTAGCTCCAAAAAGTGAAGAATTGATTTAATCCAGTTTCACTTAAACTTAAAAAACCAGATTGGAAGAAATTCCTTTCTGGTTTTTTTGTTTTCTAAACTATTTCTGAAACTATTCAGAATATATTCTACTCGGAGATCAATGAATCTCCTGCGTTTCTGGCGGGGCAGAACCAGAGCGACAAGTCTCCCAAAAATTTGGGAAAACTTGCCGAATGAATCATACACGTTTCTGTATGGGTGTATCACCTTCGCTTCGCAATCCACGTCCAGCGGTTCTCCTTTACCTAGACTAGTCTAATATCGTTGACTAATTGCAAGTCGCCATTGCTGGCACATTAAGTTGGCAGGATAACAGTCTTAGCAGCCATTCCAACTCCACTCCTTCACCAGTATTTAGCAGACTACTCTCGGTGCGTCCTTCACGCATCCCCGCTGGCTACACGATCCAATGGTGGCAAAAAATAGGGCCTGTCGTAGCTGACGGACTACAACAGACCCATTTTATTGACTGAAAATTGATCTCCAAAGTCCGTCAGAACTCGTATTGGATACGAGCAACCTAGCGGACAGAAGACCAATGTCAAATCATTTTTTATCGGTTACGATACTTTAACTGATGATCCGAGAGACTTCTTCCTTCTCTTCCTTATCGAATCGCTTGCGGAACTGGCTTTCTTTATAGTAAAGAAATGCCGTTTCCAAGTAGCGGATAGCTTCAAACCCCTCACCCTTGCGGGATTCGGATCGGACTACCATCATTGCCGCCGTGTGTAGTAAACTACCCATAGCGTGGACTCGTTCATTTAGTTTCTCATCCTCACACTTAATAAATGAAAAGGCTTCAAGTATTGTTTTGGATGTTTCGTTTTGTTGTGTTGGTTCTGACATAAATTATTGCTCCTTTAAGAATTTGATCCAGTCACCTTCGGCGGGGTCGAACCATGACTTATCGCCAAGGTCGATCAGCAGTTGATGTTCTTGGACTTCTTCTGGCATGGCGCGGACAACCTCCGAGTTGCCGAAGTTGGTGACATTGAGGACAAGGTAGCGGTGGTGGGTTGGCTTATCATCCTTACCCTGCTCATGCCTGACTAGATTGCGAACCTCGGTAGAGGATAGCTTGTCATTCTTCGCGGCTTCCAGTAGCTCATCCTGCTTCCTCTTGTTGGTCTTATCATCTCCGAAGTTAGCGTTGCCAATCTCACGATAGACTGTGAACGGAAGCATAGGATCACGCTTGCCAACAGGGAATGCGCGGCAAGCTCTAGCGTAGCCAGAGACAGTCGAGTAGGACTTCTTGAAGTTAGAGCAGAGTTGGTTGACTACATCGTCATGCCCTCCGTTCTCTAAGGCACACACCGAGTCTCCGATGATCCATTGTGCGCCCGATTCTAGAGTCAGACCGAAGGCGAATGCCGCCACCCAGTCTTTCATCTCTACCTTACCTTTGGGAACGCATTGAGTCATCCCTGCGCCAATGTCGAACTTCTGAGTGAAGGAGGATAGTTCCAATCCGTTCTTCACACTCTCCACAAGGGCGAGAGATTCGTTGACTGGTTCTGGTGTAGCAGCGATTGGCTCTGGCTTGTAGTCATCTACATTCTGACGATCCTCTTCCATCTCTTTCGCCATGTCCCAGTCAGCAGACATACGCTCATACATCTCCAGCATTTCATCTGGCGCATCATCATCCAGATATTCGTTCTTCTGGAGCTTGCTCCATGCCTTCTTGATATGAGCTTCGGTGATGGTGATCCCCGGCCATTCGTCTTTTACAAACTCCCCCATGTGTCGGAGGTAGGTGGACAGAGGGACTAATACTCCCTCTTGAGTTGGGCTAAACAATTCTAGTTCTTTCTTTTTCATTTTGGTTTTATGTTATTTTGTTAGGTGTTCTAGGAGGAACAGGGGAGGGGAATTAGTATGGGATGTCGTCTACTTCTTCAGTAGGCGCATCGAGGTTAAGGTCTTCAGCGGCTTTCTCCACGCACTTGGCGAATGGAGTAGTGAACCCCTTCTCCAAGTAGTATTCATAGAGTTTAGTGAGCGCAGGCTTGCCAATAGCGGCGAGTTTCTTACCCTTCTGCGATCCAGATGGGACGATAGCAGATGCCCAGTCCGATGGGTCTGGCTCAACTACCTTCGGTTCCTCTACCTTCGGCTCCTCTACCTTGTGCCTAGAGTAGCGGATGCCCTTGCGGTTAGCTTCGATGAAGACCGACGAGACATAGGAGCGAAGGGTTTCTTCATCCTCCACATCTTTGTAGGTGTGGCGCACCAAGCTATTAATGTAGCGGTGCATCTCTACGATCTCATCAATCGCCTTCTCTGGATTATCGGTTACGATACTCTTGGGTGTATGCGCTACACGGGCAGGCTCTTCGCTAGGCTGGTCGAACTCAATCTTCCCAGTAGCTGTGACTTTAATGATGTCACGATCTACCTTGCCGTTCTTTCCTTCGTAGGACTCATGCTCTAAGGATACTCCGGTCAGCCCATGCTTTCCACGGACTGAGGACAAGGTAACTACATTACCCTTGATAGATTGTTCCTGTGTGTTGTTGAAGAACTTGAGTCCGTAGGTATTGCCGTCGATCTCAATGTCTCCACCTTGGATGACAAACTCACCCTTGGGGCCAGTAAATGTCTTAGGTTCCCACAATTTAGTGACCTTGCCAGTCACTCGTTTGATGATGTCTTTCTGTTCGATTCCGTCTAGTTGGTTACTCATAATAATTTTCTAATTAAAAATACTAATGCTACTATTAAACTGCCATTTATCATTCCTGCCACTAATGCAATAGCAGTATCTTTAATCTGCATTCTGGTTCTATAATTAAACCTCACTCTTGTTATAGGTTGATTTGTAGTAGTGGCAGAAGGGAGCTACTGAGCAATAACGCTCGCAACGGATATCCCCTCCGGGCCTTGCTTCGATTGAATGGTTTGCTCCATAAGTAGGAAGTAGGTTCTCTGCTTCTTCTTTTGTTTCGCAAACCTTGGTTGCTCTTTTATTTCCATTCTTCTTGATCGCAAAGGTATCTGGTTTGGCCCAGCGTTCCTTTGCATCACAGGCAGGGATGGTATCGTCTGGCATTTCAGCCGCCGCTTGGTGCAGTTTGATCCGCTCCGATGCGTAGGCGATGCACTCCTCGTTATCCCAAAGAGGAATGTCAACAATGTGGACTGCACATTGAGGATACTCTTTGTCAAACTCGGCCTTGCTTGCCTGCCAGTCACGGAGGATGGCGACGATCTGACCTTTATTGACTTCATATCCATAGCTTCTCCAGAGCATGGCATTCAGATTGATCTGCGCTTCCCACTCAGACTTGCCGCCGAGGAGGAAGGAGAACACAGATGTTACCTTGAAGTCAGAGATTACTTTGTTGCCAGTCTCGTAGAGGTCAGTCTGTCCTGTCAGCGTCCAGTCATTGATCGACAAGTAAAGACGCTTCTCAGTCAACTCTTCCTCTCCTCCAGCTAGCTCAAGAACCTTATGCACCGACTGACCGAGTAATGCCCACACCCTATCGGATGCGTCTTCCACGATCTCGTTTGAGTAGCGTTTCTTGAGTTGGTTGATTTTTGGTGGCCCGATAAGCGTCGTAACGCTGATGTCTGCTTTCTTCGTTCCTGCCATATACCCATCGTGCGCTAATGCCCGATACATGGGTGCTGGTAGGTCGTAGTTATTCGTTATCGTCATTTGGTTCGTCCCAGTAGGTAGGTTGGATGCCTTGATCCATATCACGATGGGCGCACTGGTGAATGTATGCCTCGCGCTTGCCTTCCTCAATTTCTGAGGTCAGATCGTAATCGTCTTCGTCTCTCATTTCTCGAAGCAGCTAGTAAGAAGTTCCGCTACACCGCGAAGGTGGTCGCCTTGCTTAACTACTGCATTCGCATTCGGAAGATTGCCGAGAAGGAATCGTCCGTCTGATGCTGCCGATGAAACCAAGCGGAGGTAAATCTCACGCTTAAGATCGTTGTTCTGAACTACTGGTTTTTCTGCTAATTCTTTTTTTACTGTTGGTGTATCTTTCATTGTGTTTATCGACAGGTGTTGTGCTGTCGGAGAGCCAATCTACATCTGCCGATAATCGTGTCAATAGCTTTTATTGATTTATTTTTATCGGTTCCGATAATAAGAAAACGCACACCAGATTTCTCCGATGTGCGTCAACCTAATGAATAACACGAATGAATACAGCAACTGCTGCGGAGCTAGATTACATCAGCCTCCGCGAAGGTCAAGGCTTTTTACGAGACTTGTCAAGATTGTCGAGCGCAGTGTATTTTGATTGGGTTCCAACATTTGATATTGCGATCTTGTAAACTTCGGGATCAAACCCATCCAACTCTTCGTAATTTTCCAAAACCAACTTCCGGTTTGACCTTGCGTAATCCTCGTTCACTGTCCTCCACTCTTGATCTGACAATGGAGTTTCAAACTTCTTGTCAAACCAACTTCTTTGTAGCGGCTCTGGGCCATTTGCATTCTTGAGAGTAATCTTTGCGAGCTTCTGGTCATCACCAGAGCTAACCGGAACAAGAGTAATCGGAATGCCAATAGACTTCTTGATCTTCTCTGAAATTTGAACATCACCGATGGGTTGACCAAACGCATTGATTGCTGGCTTCCCAAACATAGGCCCGATGATTGGAAGGTTATTTAGAATCGCGCCTTCTTTAGTTCTGGTATCTATCGGTTCCGATAAAAAGTCTGATACGTTTTTTGTAGCACCAAATCCTAAAACTGGGATGAACGGACTCAAGGAGAATGATGCTTCTTGTGCTATCGCCGCGATAGGATCATCTGGGTATCTACGGAAATCAATCAACCCTTGCATCAGTCCGGTAGCTGGGCCGCGACGAGCAGCAGTCAGCGCAAACGAGCCAGCAATTTGTCCAAGAGTAGAAAGTAATCCTGCATTCTCTTGAGCTTTCTTTAGCTCTTCTTTGGTCATCTTCGCGTTGTCTTGGAACTTTCTGATTTCCCAATCATCAATAGCACCCAAGATTTCAATCATTGGTTTCAATGGGCCTGCGGATTTCGAGTCGATAGCGTATCGCTTATCGCCAATGAAAATCTCAAGCGATCCGGGGTTATGCTTTTTATGCCATTGGTTGTATGCCTCTGGGTCTTTCGATCTAACTGGGCCAAACCCTGTGGTTACAACTCTGACAGGCTTCTCTTCATCGTCATCGAATGACATTGACCGCAAAAAGAAAAGCGGAAGAAGGACTGATGTGCCTACTAACTGTTCTACCAAACGCTTCCGTTGTTGGATTGCTGTTCCGTATGTAAGAGGATAATTGCCTTTGAAGATGTGACGATAAAGCGAAAGTGGAGTATAACCATAAGCAACATTTGCTACTCGCGCTACAATCAAAGGGAATCCCACTAATATTCTTTGGAAGATACGCATTATCTCACCTCGCATTCCTTTTTCTGTGCTTGTTGCTTGTGAAAGTTTTTCGTATATTTTAAGAAACGGATAAGACAATGTGCCTTCATCCTTTAATTCAACTTCTCCACTGAATTGTTCTTTAAATCTAGTCTTACCAATACGAGACAATGATTCATTTATAGCAGCGTCAATGATCTCAGTAGAGTTAAGGTTCAACCCAGACAAAACATTTGAAATTTCAGCCTTCATCCGCTCATTGGCGTAAATGATAGCGTCATTCTTACTGATCCCATTTGCCCTCATGTCAGCGATGTCCATCTGTCTCGCTTGAGCAATCATCCTTAAAGCTCCAAGTTGTTTTTTCTTGGGAATCTTTGCCATGTTCATTGCTGAAATCATGTATAGATTTAAAGAGTTCTGTTGGGTAAGAGAAAAAGCAGCGTCATCAAGTGCCTTCAATACTCTGGATGTTATTTCTGGATAACCAAAAAGATATTTCTTAATAGCTTGTGCATACTTACCGCTCTTCCACAAGTTATTAGCATCATTGTTGAGTCGTTTGAGTTTTCTGTCTTGAGTCTCAAGATAATCAACCAATCTACCGCTTCTGGTTATATCGTTCTTAAAGGAAAAGGCAGCTTCTCTTGCAGCATTTATCAATGATGATACATAGTTGCTCCATATCTGCATTACCTGCGATGGACTTGTTACATTCCTTGCACTTGCAACTGCCGAATCCCATGCAGAAAATATAATAGGGTCAATAACCTGCACTGTTGCAACAGTAAATCGTCCGAGTGCCTGTCCAATGTAGAAAGCGGAGAGGGCATCACGAACCCTTGTAGGTAGGGAAACTTTATCAATGATCTTCTTGATGCCTTCAAGTGCTACTGCTCGCTCTGCGTCGGTAATAGTGTCATCGTTGATCTTAGAATCAAATTCATTCAGAGCTTTCAATTGCTCTGCTGTGAATCCTTTCCATCCCATTGCTCGGCCAAACTCAGTAGCAACATTGCTGCCGGGGTTTAAGACTTGAGCGCGGATTGCTTCGATCAATGCTGTGAATCCTCGGTTTGATTCTGGCTTGATGCCTTTCAAAAGTTTCTTTGTGATGGATGCAGCGGCTTCTTCTTGAGCCTTGGCAAATCTTTTCTGAAGCGAAATGTCCATCAGTTTTGCTATTCGTTCAGCTTGTGTTGCAGATAGTCCAGCATTGCGGAGGTAGTCACGCATGACTTCGTATCTCCAGTTAGGCTTCTGCTGGTCGGCCAATGGAGTATTCTTGATAGCATTGATTACTCCAGTGAGCGCACCCTTATTAATAGCGGTGTCGATTGAATCAAGGTTTCTACTAACGGAATCCAACTCAATCTGCCTGCCAACAACATCAGTCAGAGTCAGTGCCGTTGTCTCATCAACTCCGAGTTGTTGGAGTTCAGCAGCAAATTCCTTCTTCCAGTTCCGCATGATGTCCGCTGCCGCCTTCGGATCAAACATTGGATTAAGATTCAGTTTAAGAGCATTCCTAACTGCATCCCTAACTGGATTGGCAATCTTATCTGAGGTAGGGAAGTTGGGTGTATCGGATTGAATCTTGGCTAACTTATCAAGTTCGCTTTGCGCTTGGTTGGCTTTGACTTTTTCTTTGGTCTTAACAACCTTCTTCTCTGTTTGCTTCTCTCGAACCAATGATTCAAGTTGATTGCTCAGATATTCTTTGAGTGCCGCATAGTCAGCGGGATTCTGACCCTCAAATGTAACGCCAGCAATTTTGTTGATGATAGACGATACGATCCTATCCTGCCTGCTGGTTCCAATCGTAGGCTCCTCGTTCATCAATGTAGCAAGTTGAGTAACGCTCGTCTTGCCTTCTTTCAATTCATTGAAGATGAGCCTGCGAAGCATGGATTCGCTTACTGGCATATCTAATTGTTGAGACATTGCCTTATCCCAAGCAGATTCTATCTCATCGTATTTGAGGTTGATAGCGTCTTGAGCATCTTGATCCTCTGTTTCTGAAAGTTCTTTTTCCCGCTTGCGATTGATCTCATCCCTAATCTTTTCATCAGCAAGTTTGATTTTGTCGTTAGAAAGTGGCTTCTCCCCAAGGATGCTGGCAACCTGCTCGTAGATGTCCATCTTCTTTTCATCTGGAGATAATGGTTTGCCGAGCTTACCTTTTAACCCAAGAGATATAAGCATACTCTTTACGATATTCCCAAGCTCTCGGTTCTGCGCGGCATCAAGTTCTCCAAGAGGGCCAATCCGTTTTTGTTCAGATGCAAGTGTCTTCCAGAATCCAGTCTCTAGTCCAGAAGCCGCGCCCTCTACAAGTTTGCCCCGATAGTTCGTGATGCCACCCTTGATTATTTTCTCTACCGCTGCTTTGATTTTGTTCTTGGTCTTCCTATAAGTAAAGGTTCCGCCAAGTCTTAGCATCGCAGTAATAGCGGCAACCATTGGGTCTTTGACCTCTGGCTTGGATGCTTTATCAATTTGAGTATTGATGTTCTCTACGAGTTCAGTTCCTACCTTCTCTCCAACTTGAGTGAGTTCATCAAGGATTGCTTCTTCCTCGTTTACCTTTGTTTCGTTTACAGCAGTAAAAATCTTTTTGATTTTGGCAATCTGATCTTCAGTTGGAGTAGTTGTGTTGAAGAACCTTTGTGCTGCCAGTTGAATGAATCCAGCCTGCTCCGCTTCGTTGGCTTGGATGATGTAGCTCTTAAGCCCTTCAAGCGCACCGAGGGTTCTTCCCACATCTCCTCTTGATTTAACACTTGTTCCAACTACATTCAGTTCATTGTTGAGAAGATAATTCAACATGGAATTATCGCCTTGCCCCGCTAACTTGATAGCATACTTGAACAACTCGTTGTTGAGTTTAGTTGCTCCAACTGTTTGCTTGATGGCTTCAAATGCCGTGCGCTCGCCCTCAGTCGCATCTTCTGCTACATCTACCTCCTGCATTGTTTCGCGGGTAAGCTGGTTGATAGCCTCGGCGTTGCCTGTGGAGTCTGGGTTAGTTACAACCAATCTCTCAATCAATCCCCATGCCTTCTTGGTAGCAGACTCGGATGGAGCAGAGTCACCATCGAATACCCTTTGCTTAATGATCTTTATCGTTTCCGATAATATACCTTTTGGAGTATCCTTCTCTTGTTTGATGGCAAGTTTTACAATCGTTCCTCTATCAGTATAGCGATCTAACTTACCAGTCTTCCCAACAGACAACGCACCAGCTTCACCTTTACCCGGCAAGTAACCCATGAGTTCATTGAACTTCGCTGGCGCACCACTCACTGCTTGCCATACTTCCCCAAGGAACTCTCTCACAGCATCACCGAATTGCTGGATCATTTGTTTAGCCCAAGCACCAAACTCCATTCCAGCCTCGTAGATGTTCTGTCCTGCTTGGATGAAGTCTTCTTTGGTAGGGATTAGAACGCCGCCTTTTTCTCCGAGTTTTGGTTTCACAGGCTTCATGTCGTTCTTCTCGACTACCTGCGTCTTGCCTGTGCGCTCGTTCTTTACATTGTAATACTGCTCTCCGAACTTCTTGTCGTTAGCACTCTGCGGGATTACTTCTTCGATGGTGTATGTCTGCGGACTCTTGCCTAGCTTGACTCGGTTGCCTACTGCGATGCCTACTGGCTCTTGGGCGGTAATTAAATTTTCTTTCCAAGAATTATACTCTTCAAACAATTCTTTTTGTTTATCTAATGGTAATTTATTAAGTTTTTCAGAAGTTAATTTTTTTTCTTTTAAGAATTTATTTCTGGCCTCATCTGGAGTCATGCCATATTTCTTGGTGAAATTAGCATTGGCTTGCTCCATTACCGATAGCGGCTTGCTGGGCTTTTGCTCAACTAATGCTGGCTCCGTTATCGTTTCCGATACTGCGGGGGTGGGTTGCTCTTTCTTGTATTTATTTACAAGTTCAGCGATAGCGTCTTTGCGCGTTTCCGTTGAAAGCAAACCCAACCACGGCATTCCTTGAATTGATTTACCTTGAGTTACAGCATCTTCTCGGACTACCGCATCATACCAGTATCCACTTTCTGAATCTTTGAAAATCCTATATTTTTTATCCCCAATCGACACATTGTATTCTCCATCCATAGAGAAATTTTCTCCACGGGATATTTTAACAGTAGGTTCTGCAATAGGCGCAACCTCTGGCGCGGGAGCTTCTGCTGGTGCAGTTTCGACGGCTTGAGCTTTAGGCTTGAAACTTCTAATATCAACAATCTCGCTGGTAGATGCTGGTCTATTCGGGCCTTTAGCTGGCTCAACAGTTACGATCCCATCGTAACCTGCGTCGCGCACTGCTTGCGATAATTCAGCACCTGTCTTCCCTCCATACTGACTTGATAAAACATTCTTCCAGTTCGTTTCGCTTCCGTATTCTCCACCAAAGTTAATAACTAGAGGATTTTCAAAACGAACAGTTCCTTTCTCAAATCTTTCATCCAGATTCTGAGCGGCACTTGGAGTTGATTCCGAAACATATTTACCGCTTGGCTCAATGTCTTGTCCAAACTGCGCTCCAAGATTCGGAGCTTTTTCTGTATTTCGTATTGAGAAAAATTCAAATGGCTTACCTGTAGTTGGAGTGGTTACAGCTTCTGCTGGTGCAGCTTGCTCGGTGACTGGTGCGGGTGCGGTTGGCGCGACCTCTGCGATGGTTGGCGCAACCTCTACTGGTGGCGTGACTACTTGTTCTACTGGTGCGGCTACGGGCGTTACAGCTTCTGCTACGGGCGCGGCTTGTGCAGGAGGAACTGGTAAGGGTTCAGTTGGGGCAGGTTCTTCTACTATCGCCTTGGCTAACTCGGCTTGCTGACGATTGGCTTCTGTTATCGGTTCCGATAAAAATTCTTCTCCAAGGGACTGCTTTAGTCCTGTAGCTTTCTTTTGCTCCTCGGAGATTCGCATCCGCAATTGCTGCGCTTTTGGATCAGTGGGTTCTAAAACATCTAACTCCTGTCTTAAAGAATCAATCGCGTTCTCAGATTGGTTAAGATCATTGATAACCTTTTTGGTTGTGGAGTCAGTAGTGGAAAGCGATCTTGCTTCTCTATCTGCGGAACGATTGATGTCTTGTTCAGCTTTCTCTTCCGCTGAAAGAAATTCAACTCCCTTCAACCCACCACCAATCACGCCGCCTGCCACCGCACCCATCGTAGCTACTTGCGGGACATTCTGGAAAGTAGGAACATTCTTGCCCTCTCTTTGTAGGGCGATGTTCTGAGAAATCTGTTCTGCTGCTTCTTGAGTTCCTTCAGTTAGAGCTTCTACACCACCAGCAGCGGCCCCTTGTTTTAAGAACTGTCCAAGAGTTTTCTTGGTTACAGCTTGCCCTCTACCAGTAAGAATGCGTGTCGCTATCCTCTCCGCTCCAGTTGATGCGGCTAATGCTCCAATGCCAGCGTTAGTAAGAATCAAGTCTAAGTTCTTACCACCATAGGATTGAGCTTCAGTAGCGGCACGATCAGCCTCTACCTCATCAAGTCCTTGCTCACGGGAGTAGTCTCTGACTGATTGGTAGATGTCACCCTTAATCGAGCCTGCCGCTTGAGCAGCACCCATAGTAGCTTGCGCTCCGATTTGAACTGGAATAGATGCGCCTCCAGTTAATACGCCAACAGCTAAAGATGGAAGCATATACCCTGCCATCTCTGGCCCAAGCGTCTCTGGAGATACAGCTACAGCTTGAAGCCCAGCCAATACCTTCGCACCAAGACCTTTTCCTTCTGCTTCTTGGAATAACCTATTAATCTCTTCCTTGTCTTGCTTGGCTTGTGCGCTAGTGAATTGGTCAATGTAGTCTTCTACTCCAGCAATCTCTTTAGATACTTTATTATTAGCACCAAATAGATCGGTAATCATTCTTGCCGATCCAACTGCTGATTTCGCAAATGCTCCACCAGCCCTGCCAATTCCAGCTTCTAATTCTTCTGTAGCTGTCTGGAGTTTGTCAGTAAAAGAAGTGCCTACTGGTTCTTTTGTTTCTTCATCAAGAAACGTGATTTTTCTTCCCGTTGGTTCTTCATCTAGGAATGTAATAGCCATTAGTCGATCCTTGCTTTACGACCATTTATAGTAATCATCGTTCCTTTTGGCAAGCCAGAAGCTTCTGCTTCTTCAATTGTTTTAAATGAAGTATTTGCCGTTGCTGCTTGCGGAATCATTTTAGCTCCTTCTCTTATCGGGCCAGTTGGTGCAATGCGAACAAATGAAGAATCACTATCTCCAGCCCTCAATTGCCGAATCTTGCTTGGAGAAGTTTGAATGATTTTCAATGCAGCAAGTTGTCCATCAGTAAGCTCTATTACTGGAGTTGTCTTTTTATTCGGATCACGATTCTTTTGATACAATATAGCCTTACCCGGTATTGTCATTTTTCCACCTTGAGCTGCCATTGTTGGAATTACTTCTGATGGGGTTTCTGTATATGTCATATTGAATGCCCCTCCATTTTGTTTCAAAAACTTACCTAGCTTACCTTGGCTTAATTCAGTTGAAGCCGCTATAAATTGCTGTTGGTATTTATCAATGTCATCCTTGTTGGTTCCGAATGTCATTGAGTCTGAATTTGCGCCAGCGGTAAAAGATTTTACTTCCTCTACAGGAGTAAGAACCAATCCGGTAATATTATCACCAACTGCGTCTCGTTGTTCTTTTGTTAGAGGATAGAAATTTTTACCTAACTGTGGTTTAACTTCATTAAACTTTTTATCAGATGGGAATACAACAGACAATTCTTGTCTGAACGCATTCTGTTCTGGCTCTGGCATTGAATTATATTGTTTAGCGAATTCAGCAAATGATAACTCTTGCTCTTTTGAAGGTGGATTATTTGCAGAGTTTAGTAATGCCTTCTTGAATTGTGGCGTTTGCGCGGTTTGAGCTATTGCTCTTACAGCTTGGGATTGTTGCTCCATACTTGGCGCGGCGGCTTGTGCTGGCTGATTTTGAGTAGGCATCTGGCCCTCTATTGGCCCTTCACCTAAAGGGTTGACAAAATCTATATTCTCAGATTTCTCAGATGGTTGGTCTTGCTGTCCGTCAACAAAATAAACATCTGAAGAATCTGTCATTGTAGGCGTTGGTGCGTTTGGATTAGACGTTCCCAGTGCTGCTGCTGCCCTTTCTCTTGGAGTGAAAATACTCCTGTCGTCACTACCACCGCCACCACTATAGCGATCCCTGTATGCTTCTACTTGTATATTCCGAGCGTATTGGGTCGCCGAGGCATCAATCAATTTAAGGGCGTTTTCTATAGCTGGGAAAGTATAAGGATTTTTTGCTGTTGCTGGGTTTGTGATGAATGGCATCAGCTTTGCATACGCCAATCCAGCATCGCCCTCGTTAGCATAAGTCATAGCTTCCTGCATACTCTGCTGGAACATAGGTAGCATCTCTTGCGCTTGCTTCTGTTGCTCACGATCAGCTAATACTTTCCCTACATTCTGACCAAGTTTAGCCAAAGAATCTGCCACCCAATCCGTTGATTTGGATGCTCGCTCCGTTCCTGTCATTATGAGTTCTGCGATAGACATAATATTTTACCTATAAATTTGTGATGCTGGGTCGTAGGTTCTTCCTGTTGCTTGCGCTCTTGGGACATATCCCATTCCTTGAACTTGACTAATACTTCCAGCGTATGGAGCCGCTTGTTGTGCCGCAGCCGATGAACCATAAGTTGTTCCGCCTGCGCCAGCCGCCCCCATCTGACCATAAGCATTACTCACCCCCATCAACGCACCAGAGGTAGCCTTACCAATGTCAGAGACACCTTGGCCGACTGCTTGCTGGGCGGCGTAACTTGCGGCGATGTTTTCTTTATTCGCTCCGTAAATTTGCGTAGCCAATCCAGATTGAGCATTGTAGAGATTGCCATACATATCAGATGTCATCTGTGCTTTCTTTAATCCGACCTCTGCTTGGGCAGTCTGGTAGCCAAGTTGCAGTCTTCCTACATCGAGTGGGTCTGCTGTGAATGCTTTTGCTAATTGCTGCCAGTTCTGTGCTGTTCCTTGGACGGATGGCAATGCGGAGAGTCCCATGCCTTGAATCTGTAATGAGGTTAGTCCAAGGTTACGCGCCATCTGCCCTTGTGCCGCTTGGAATCCACCCGCTTGCCCTGCTGTTGCTGGATTGAATCCCGCTCCTGCACTCTCGGCAACATTCCGTGTGATCTGGTCTTTGACATCTTGGGGGATATCTCCACGAAGGTAGCTAGAAACAACATCCATCGCTTGCCCGATTTGACCTTGAGCTTGTTGGCGTTGCTGTGCCGCTCCGGGCTGGAATTGCTCAAGTTGTTGGCGATAGTAATCTGAAATCTTGCGAGCATCGCCGATCATTGATGGTTTCTTTACGACAACATCTTTAACTTGCTTTACTTTCCTTATCTTTCCTCCCTTACCCTTAACTCTCTTGTAACTTACAACTTTTTGAATCTCTTCTTCTTGATCTAAATTATACTGAGGTGCAGAAACACCTTTGATCATTTTTTCAACACCAGTAAGGTTTTCTTCATATGTAGATGTGGCACTCTTAATGCCTTTTTGGTATCTTGCTGATGCTGCACCTTGAGCTTTCTTTGCTCGATCCGCTGCTGACATGGAGACGGCAGCAGCAGTTCCAGCGGCGGCAACGGCAACCACACCAGCACCAATAGCAAGTGCTGTTGAGTGAAACATCTGTGGATGTCTATTGTTGCCTAGCGGGTCTGGTAAAAGAAATCTCATTTGATTAGATCGGTTCGGTTATGACGCCACTTCTGCACCCTTGGGTCTTCCTTGGCGATGTGGGGATTAAAGTCTCTAGAAGTGATGCTGTCAATAATTTCGTCTGGATCAGTTAAATCAGTTACATGGCACGTTATCCAAATCGTGTCTTTATGAGTAGCCAACAAACGCCTTGTGCCTGCTTGTGTGATACCAGTATAACCCGTTTTGTAGCGGTGGGCAGGGATACCATGATACCAGACAGTCACATCACCCTTCATTACAAAGAAGGGATGGGTAGTAAGATGGAGAAGAGTAGTCAGGATCGTATCCTTCGGCATATAGATTTCCCGAATATACATCCCCGGCGTGAACTTGTGAACCAACGGACATTCCCGTGGAGGTAACTTTAGAATCTCCAAGTCCATTAGATTAAGCTCGTAGTCTGGATCACCATATCCAACGACATTCCTTGCATCAATCTTATCTGGGATTGTCAGCGTCATCTTGAAAGGAAGTAATCGTTTGGTGAGGGAGAGAGTAGGTCAGACCCGATTAGGTTATCTGCTCTGCTATAGTTAGCGAAGCGGATTGGCGCGGCGGTTGGTATCTCTACATTTGACATCTCCTTCTCTTGCTCTTGCACAGCAAGGGATAGGTTACTCAAGAACTCCTGCGCCTTGCGATTCTCACGCGAGTTCAATGCCAGAACAGCATAGATCATCGCATCAGGAATAAACTCAACCAACTCTTTCGGGTCGGTCAGATCAAAGTATTTCTTCGATGCGTAAAGCGTGATACACTCGCAGGTCTTGGGTGCTTTGAATCTACGGAAGGTTGGGTTAGCATCGTTCGGTTGATAGATTGCTATCAGCGTCTTTGCTTCCAATGCCGTATCGTAGGCATACACCCGAATCCTACCTTTAGTTACTGGTTTGCTGACTCCCCGAATTCCTTTTACAAGGAGGTCGGATTTAGCCAGCGTTGGAGGATTGGCAGTAGCCACCTTAACCTTGTGGTAGGTGTCATACTGGTCTTGCGCTTCAAACATCAACTCTACGCCGATGTCTTCAGCTTCCTCGGCCATTACTCCGATTTGGTATGGATGCGTTGTGTAGTCGCGGAAGAGGACATGGAGTCCTCCTACCTCTACTATTCCTCTATGGCATGAGTGATCCGCATGGAGAGCAAAAGCGTTGGTCGCATTGAACCATTCGTCTGCTAGAGACGTTGATTCATTCCCGATCCAAGCTAGTTTGATTTGCTCATAGCGGGCTGGAAGCGTGAAGCAATCGTTCACGCAGCAGATTTGGACATACTCTTCTTGAGAAGTCCACGCTCGCTTATTCCATAGCAGTCGCCTTGCTTGGTTTACGGCTTTAACTCCGCGCTCGTATGAACAAGTGCCAGAGTCTCCGACGAAACCCTTCACAAGCTCTACCATCTCTTCGAGGGTATCAGCCATAGGGATTATCGTTTCCGATAATTACTTTTGGTAGCCTTGCTTTGGAGTGCCAGCAGTCGTGTAGATGCTTGGCTTTTTGGCTCCGAGGTTAGGCATATTGCCCATACCTTCACGGATGCTTCCACGGGTTGGCGAACCACCGCTGACGAGTTTAGGATCAGTTCCTTTTAGTGTTGTCATATATTTAGTTTTCTTATGGCTTGTTTATTACGAAGTGTGAACCGCCATCCAGTCAACACTTGTGATCTCTGCAATGTTATTTTCAATGCGGATCGAAAATCCTGTTGTTGTATTACTTCCATTTACCATAGCAAACAATGGGGTTGCTTGCGCTCCAATTGTGGCATTGCAAATAGGAGTAATTGAAACTCCGTAACTTGCACTCGGCAATGCAGCAAACGTTACTGTCTGTATAGAGTCTAATGTAGGTAGTCCGGTAATTGTTCCATAACGAACTTTAACAACAGGAATAGCATTAACCTGAGTTGTAAGATTCGTAATGTTCGTGGTGTTGGCCGAAATTTGGTTTTGCTGATCAGCGAGTGTTTGATTGATTTGATTGATCTGCGCTGGAGTTACATCGCCAAGACCCGGAACATTGATGGTTCCGTTAGTCAGAACTTCATCAATGAATACTTGAAAGACATTCTGCCAGTTACCAGTTGGACAGAAGTCATCTGGGACATTTGGAAATGTAAGTGCTGGCGATGAAGATTGATTGTCCATTGAATTTAATTGACGATATTGTAGTTCCAGTATTTCTCTTGGCAACACAAAAATGGTTCGCACTCTTGATTTTCTTCTGGGCAGTCACCAACTGGAGAGTCATCGTTGTTCTTGATGTTTGCCATCAACCTTACTCGGTCAACTGTAGCTGCTCCGGTTAGGTTTACTTTGATCTGGAATTCTGATCCTTCTACTGATGGGATGCCTGCCAAGTCATTACATTCACTTGGGTCAGGTGTGTTAAACTTGTAGCGTTTGTAGCGATTACCGCCCCGTTGTGGGAAGCATTCAGTTACTACTGGTGAGCATGGATCGCACCCGAATGTCGTAGGCACTTTGAGTTGTGACCAGCAAGGGTTAGAGTCTGCGCGGAAATCGACGTAGCTATCTACTTCCCCTTTAATCTCACTCATCCACATTTCTCCACCAGTAATCTTTTTACGGAGGAACTTGTTTGTAGCCCCGCTTCGGTTGAAGTCATACCTACCAGTTGTGAAGAAGGATTCGATCTGTCTAGTTCCGTTAGGGCCGTAGTCATCGCCTTGTGCTGTGGTGAACTCGTATAAGCGGTTCTTGTTGTCTTTGTCGAATGAGAATCCAAATCCCCGCTTTTCACCTTGGATCAGTGCAGTCAGAAGTTGGGTTGGTCTGATGCCTGTCCATACTCCATTCCAGCGGAATGATAGTTGCGCGTCCGGTGCTGGCGTTGAGGATTGGTCGAGGTCGAGAACAACCATACCGCGATGATACCTATTCAGTCCTTCCACGCCTTCTGCTCGATAGGTTTGTGGCGCAACTGTGCTAATTAGATAGTTATCAAAGAACATTGTAGAAGCGAATTGCTTCAGCCAAGGAGTATCATTAGATACCCACTTGTTCACATCCCTCGATAGTTTACGAAGGGAGAAGTATCTATTGAACTCGGATTGGGTATTGGAATAGAACGCCCAACCATCGTGTGATCTGAACCAAAGTTCGGAGTTTACCAATGCAAGATTAGGGCTGGTGCATCCGCGCCCAAGGAGTGAGATGCGCTGGATGTTCGATGTGTTCCATTGTGACCTTGGTAGGGAGACATCCATTGAGAATGCCCCAGCTCCTGTAAGGACTACTAGCTGACCTTGGCCGCGAAGGTTGTAGCCTAGCTCTGGCATTACCTTCATCCCTGTGATATTTCCCATCATGGCTGGAGTCGAGAACGCCCCGCCTTCTGCCCAGTATCCTATCTCTGTGAAGTTCTCGGTATTCTTGGTGTCCGTAAACCCACCGCCATAGATGATGTCAGAAGCGTAGATTTGGTTGAACCTATCAGATACGAAGACTCGCCCAAAAGCATACTCCATGATCGTTCCAATCGGCATCTTTGCCAAGTATGGGTTCAATCGGTAGGCAGGTAGTTTGACTGTTCCTGTCCCTGTTCCTCTTTGAGTGTCTGTAATGACTGCTGTGAACTTAACTCCAATCGTATTGGATGGTGCGCCGATCAATGTAAAGTTGGTATTTGTAATCCCATCTCCAAGAGAAACGATTTCACAGTAGTCTCCGTTTTGGATTTCACTTGCGGTCAGTGTTCCCAATACTCCATCCCATGCTATGGCGTTCTGGTAGCCATTTTGGATGTATGCCCGATCTTCAGCTTGCACGAAGAATGTGTGCATCATGCCCGGATCGTTACCTTCGATGAGTTTGTATGCGAACGCTTGGTTGTTTACGATCTTTAGGAAGTAGATAATCCCAGATACAGATAGCAACATTCCATCGCTCGTTCTGTAGTTGGTTGACCGATATGGATACGCGCCTTGGAAACTGCCACCAAGAATATCGTTAACGATAGTCTCCGATTGGTCTGCTCCTGCAAGAATCGGGATGTTCCGAATGCTTGGTCTGGTTCGGTTGATGCCGCCTCGGAATGTCCTATTTACTGACTCTGATACTACAGACTCTGGTAAATACGATGGATGAGTATCTGCGTCTTGCGCAATGATACTTGTGAATCCATCAAAGACTGATCCTTCTGCTGGCATTAGGCGTTGACACTCTTGATTACGATAAAGCGCAATGTCAGTGCTTCAGACAAACTTCCTGCGGTGATATTGCGGATCACGATATTCGCATTGCCTGCCGCTGGAGCTACCGCAAAGTTGTATGCGCCAAGCGTTCCACCAGAGATGTGACTTACCACAACGATGTCCGTAGCTTCGATAACTGAATTGCTCAAGTTAAAGGTAACGGCAGTAGCGGATGCGAGGGCAGCGTTATCGGTTACGATAATTCCAGTAGGACGATTCAGCGTAACAGAGTTTGTTTTTGCTCCTGCGCCTTGGGTAATTGTTCCACCTGCGCCAGTGTCATATCCAATTTTAGATGAGTTTCCATTAGCGAGGATCGTGCTGTTTGATGCTATTGTGCTATTCACAATAAGCGCACCAGTCATCGTATCTCCAGCCTTATTAAGTTTCAGAACATCAGCCGCATCAACGTATTGTTTGGTTGTCGCTTGAAGGTTTGTAGTTGGATTCGCGGCAAGAGTCACGCTTGCTGCCGTTACTACACCTGTAGCAGTTACACTTGTTGCATTTATCGCTCCAGTAGTAGTCAATGGTTGGCTACCAAGATCAACTGGACTGGATTGAAGGACGCTATTGAGCGTAGCAAACTCAAGCAGTCCGGTTGAATCTTTCCGTAAGACAGTTCCACTCGCTCCGTTTGTCCAAGTCAGATTACCAGCACCATCAGTCTTCAAGACTTGTTGGGCAACTGGAGTCTGAATTGTCTTTTGGCAAGCAGCAGAGTCTTCTACTACCAATCGTTTGCCATCGGCGGTTGTTTCGAGTGGTTCACACAACAACGGAAAGTTCGTGTCGCATGGCGGACATGGAGTGCAGTAGCTCATACGATTAGCAGTCTACCGCATCCGCGAATTCTGGTAATGTTTTAAGATAGAGATACGCTTGCTTGATTGGGTTCTCTCCGTTGATATTGTAGTCAGTTACTTTGTTTTTAGAAAAATATGGAATACTTTCTGAATCTTTTTTAATTTCTAAAATAAAGTTAATTTGATTTTTGGTGCATTCCAGCTTTGGAATCTTGATATAAGCATTTGGAATTTCTACTTCAATTCCAAAGTTGTCTGTCAGCTTGATGTTTTTTTGTATTGCCATAATATTATGTTGTTATAATGTTTTCCAAAACCCAGAATCTAATGCTACTATTTTGATGTTTGTTGATGTTAGTAAATTTACAGAAGTTGATGAATCTATAACATCTCCAGACTGAGAATATACTTTAATGGTATTCCCAGTTTGATTAAAAATTGTAATTTGTCTTCCAATATTTTCTGATGCCAATGGAATTGCTACTCCAGAATTTAATGCTCCAGATGAAACATAATTAAATGTTTTTTGTATTGGATATGCAGTTCCTAAATTTGTTCCAATAGATGTTATCGCATAATCAACACTTTCCAAAAATGCAATATCTGTTTTTACTTTTTGTTTGAAAAACCATCTATTATTTGTTTTATCAATTGTTTGTTCAAAGCCGGAACTCGTTGGAATTCCTGTTGATGTTTGGTTGATTACTCCGAATGTTGATCCTAATAGATTATTGCTTGAAACAATTGATGTTGATGAATCAATTTTTACAGATGCTCCAGTTGTTGTGCAACCATCTGATGTATTCCCAAAAACAATATTTTCAGTTCCCCAAGCATTAATGTATGAATTGCTTCCAACAGATGAATTTAATATATTATTATTTATTATTGATACATTATATGAATTTCCACTTCCATCTGTATTTACATTGATAGGAACCCCATTACTTGCTATTCTTTTTATAGTATTTCCATAGATCAATACATTATTTGAACGAGCAATAGTAATTCCATTTGGAGAAAAAACATTTATATTATTTTGATCTAATATATTTGAAATTATTTTAACATCCTGACAAGCTGCCGTGCTGTTTAATGGAGCAACAAATATACAAGCAGCACCGCCACCTTGAAAATAATTTCCTTCAATAACAGCATTTTGAGCTGTTAGAGAGCCAAGGTTTTGGGTATCAACAGCATTCCAATTACATCCATTGTTTGAATTAAATGCAAAATTGTTTTTAACAATTACATTATTACAACCCTCCCAAAAATCGTATGCTGAATTTGACATATTATATGCAGTATTGTTTTCAACAACCACATTATAACAATTCATATTTCCACATCCGTCTGCAATATCTTGAAAATAACAATTTTTTATATGCAAACCATTTACATTTCTTGAATCAATTCCATGTCCATTCCAAGCTGTTCCAAGATACCAAGTAAAATCACGATTTGTTGCTATAATTCTTACTCCTTCATAAGAAATATTGTAATCAAAAATACCAGTAGATGTGAAATTTTGATTGATAAAAACAGCATATCCAAATGTATATGTTGGCATTTGAATTGGCGTAAATGAACTTAATGCAACTGGATTTATATAAGCATTGGGGTCAAATATTGTTTTAGTATTTGATTTTACAATTATTGAAGATGATGTTTTATATTGTCCTTTAGGCCAAAATACAATTGATCCAGTTGTTGGAATCGAATTATATGCAGCTTGAAGTGCAGTAGTATCATCTGCAACGCCATCACCAACTGCACCAAAATCTTTGACATTTACGACATCAGCGAATCTATTAGCTAATGTCCTTGCTACTGCCGCCGCTCCAGTTCCAGAACTTGCTCCATCAGTTGCTGCCGTGAATAGCGAGCCTATGACATAAGTTTGTCCCGTGGTTCCAGCAATAGTATTCCATTGCGATTGCGTTGTTGTTCCGAGAGAAGTAATCTTGTATTGCTGTCCTACTTGAAATGATCCAGCGGATACTCCAGTTGATCCAGTCGAAACAATTCCTTCGATTACGTTTTGTGTTGCTTTAGTTAGTGGCATTTTTAATGAGTGGTTATTGTTATTTCCGATCCCGCTGGAACTGGAGTTGACATGATAAGCGTTTTAGGTGCGGTATTGTTTATTGAATAATTTGATGGCTTTTGATACACCCCATCAATGTGAACGATATATCCCCCGCTAACTTGGCTTATGCCTTCGGAAATATTAAATGTAGTTTGAGTTCCATCAGAAACATATTCCCAAGTTTCCGGTTCAGTTGTGGCTTGATTAACCGCCTCGATTGCTATACGAGCGTAGTAAGCTGCACGATCTGCAATTGAATTCATTGCCGCCTCACTTGGGCCGCACGGATTGCATTTAGAACTTCTGGAATTTCCGCAACTCATAGTTTTATCGTTAACGATAGTTAAAGTTTCTGTCAAGTGTTTTTATGCTGTAGAAAGGGAAACTACAACAAGCGAACTTCCCGCTAACACAGTTGAGATTGTCAGTGTCCTTGGAGACACATTGTTTATTGTATAGTTCACTGGGGCTTGAACTACTCCGTCAACATGGACAAGGTATAATGCTGACACAAGACTTCCAGTTGTATTTCCAGTAAGCGTCCAAGTAGTTGTTGATCCATCACCAGTAAATGTCCAGACACTGCCAGCGTTGGTTGTAGGGATTACCCCAGTAGCACCTTGAGGCCCAGTGGCTCCTGTTGTTCCTGCATCTCCTGTGGCTCCAGTCGCGCCAGTTAGCCCAACAACTCCAGTTGCGCCTGTGGCTCCATCAAGTCCGATAACGCCTGTGCTGCCCGTAGCCCCATCTAATCCAATAACGCCAGTCGCGCCAGTCGCGCCGTCGATACCAATCAACCCCGTGGCTCCTGTTGCTCCAGTCGCGCCTGTTGGGCCTCCGCTAGGGCCAGTCGCCCCTGTCAGACCAGTGCTTCCTGTAGCTCCAGAACCGCTCGCGCCCATTGGCCCAGTCAATCCCGTAGCTCCGCGAGGGCCGACCATTCCAGTTGATCCCTCTGGCCCGATTGGGCCTTGCTGTCCCGTAGCCCCCGTAGCACCAGTTGACCCGATACCTGTAGAACCTTGTAGTCCTGTAGCTCCTTGCTGACCAGTCAACCCTGTGCTTCCCGTAGCTCCGCGCAAACCTGTAGCCCCTGTAGTTCCGTTAATACCAGATAACCCAGTAGCACCAGTGGCTCCCTCGCCCGTAGCCCCCGTTGCCCCTGTCGGCCCTCCCGATGGGCCAGTAGAACCAGTAAGTCCTGTGGCTCCCGTTGCCCCGATTCCCGTAGCACCCGTAGCTCCGCTGGCTCCAATGGATTGCTGTGCGAGACACGCAGAGTGAGCCGCGCTGATAGCACTTTCTTTTGCCGATCTAGCGTAGGATGCTACTATAATGGTTTCGTTGCAGCAATTGCTCATGGTGTTTTATCGTTTACGATAATTGAGTATTTAATTCAAGCGTTTTCCACCAATAGATATGGAATCGTCTTTTGGTTGTATCTACTCATTTCAGAGTAAACTAAATTGATAAATCCATCCCATTGAGGTGGGTAGATCGTCTGACAGCCGAGGCTGCTCGTAGTGTTATATCCTCCTTTATGGATGTTTATCGCAGTCCCCATCGAATCACCTTCACCATCTCGCGTAACAGGGAGTTGTTCTTTTGCGTTAGCAGGTCGTAACGCTGGGTAGCCACCTCCGGGTTTAGAGATACCATGATTGCCTTTACGAAAGCGATGCACACCCGTTTTAAGAACCGCGATACCTTTCCTAAAAACAGAAGGATCGGTATTAGCGTTAAACGTAGCGTGAACGCTTGGTGATAGAAGAATGATCGCATCGTCGTAGATACCTCTGTCGTTCTTTCCTTTTGCTCCCATTGAATCGAGGTAGTATCCACGAATCCCGACCAAGCAAACCAAGTCTTCGATACCCGCTTTGATTACCATTGCGAGTGTCTTTTCCTTGGCCTGCTGTGGTCTGGAGCGGGGAATCATTTTCCTTTGCGGATAACGTTGATGAGTCCTACGAGTCCTAGCCCCGCGACGATGATGGACTCTTGAAGTTCTGGTTCCAGCTTCACTCCTACCGCCGTAGCGATTAGGATGATGCCGCGCCATGTGCTGTTCTCTGACAGCCGTTCTAATAGTATATTTACGATTTTCATTTTTTAGTTCCTCTTGGTTCTGGCAGTTCGTATGTGAACCGACCATATTGTGTTTCTAGGGAGACTCCAAGCGTTGTGCATCCGGTTAGGAATGCCAATGCGAGAAAAGCAAACGAGATCAAGATCAGTCCAAGTGCCATTTGTTTTGCGCTCATTTTTTCATTATTTGTTTGGTCATGTAGATGCAGGTTAGCACACCAGCGATTATACTGATGATACCGCCTGCTACTCTAATAGACGCTTCTATTTCTGGTAGCATACTTACTATAAATCCTGTGGTCGAAATGATCGTTCCAAATATTCCGTGAGTTGTTGTATTATCGTTCATGATATTATCCTACGATGATATAAATTGTATTTGCGTTAGGTGTGACGATTAAATCGTATCCAGCTTGCGTGATTTGAACGATATTAGAAAGTTGAGTCGCACCCGTAAGCCCAGTAGTGTCTGATAGAACAATATTTGCTGGCGTTACCCCAGTTGCTCCCGTCGAGCCTTGTGTTCCTACTCCAGTAGCCCCTGTAGCTCCTGTCGCTCCGCTTGCGCCTATTCCAGTAGCCCCAGTTGCACCAGCGTTACCTTGAATTCCTGTCGCACCTGTCGATCCTGTAGCCCCAGTTGCACCAGCAACACCCGTGGCTCCAGTCGAGCCTGTATCGCCAATAACGCCCGTAGCTCCTGTAGAGCCAGTCGCCCCGTCATTTCCAGCAACGCCCGTTGCACCCGTAGCCCCGATTCCCGTGGCTCCTGTCGCTCCTTCTAAACCAGTCGCGCCAGTCGCACCAGTCGCGCCACCCGATCCCGCAACGCCTGTCGCGCCAGTTGCGCCTACTCCGGTTGCTCCTGTCGCTCCAGTGATACCTGCCGCGAATACAATAAACGCAAGGTCATGGTTGTTCGCAAAATTAGTTGTGCCTGTCCCAGCCGAGGTAACTAATGTAACTGGATACTCAACATATCCAGTTTGCGGAACTGGGGGTGCAGAAACAGTCCATTTTTGATAGTTATTGCTATTGGTTGCGTCTTGCAGAATGAGCGTGTCCCCTTGCTTTATCAGTCCCAGAAACACATCGACATCGACATTGTTTTTGTCAATGTGCGAGACATTGATTTGCGTAGCAGATACTTGAGTCGCATTGTTCCAGATTAGATGCGTTGAAGTTGGGTCGCCAGTTGTGATCGTCGTTTTTGCTTTATAGTCGAAAAATGATGCCGATTGTCCAGCATTTCCTTGTGGGCCAGTGGCTCCCGTGGCTCCGATACCAGTCGCTCCAGTCGCGCCTTCCAGACCTGTTGCACCTGTCGAGCCGTCTATCCCTGCTATGCCAGTTGCTCCCGTAGCCCCTCTAACCCCAGTCAATCCCGTAGCACCAGTCGCGCCCGTGGCTCCGAGATCGCCAGTAGCTCCTGTGGCTCCGATATCACCTTGGACTCCAGTTGCTCCTGTCGAACCAGTTGCTCCATTTGTTCCAGAAATTCCTGTCGCGCCAGTTGAACCAGTCGCTCCATCAAGTCCAGCTATCCCTGTTGCGCCAGTGGAACCAGTTGATCCATTAATGCCAGAAATTCCAGTTGCCCCTGTTGATCCTGTCGCGCCTGTGGCTCCATCTGTTCCAGAAAGACCAGTGGCTCCAGTGCTTCCTGTGGCTCCATTAATTCCAGATACACCCGTGGCTCCAGTAGCTCCAGTAGCTCCAACGCCTGTTGCGCCAGTCGCGCCTGTGCTTCCATTTATACCAGCAATGCCAGTAGCACCATCAGAACCCGTTGCTCCTGTGTTTCCAGTCGCTCCCGTAGCACCCGTTGGGCCTCCAGCTGGGCCTGTGGCCCCAGTTGCCCCAATTGCTGCGCTGGATTGACTTCCAATGAAGTCAAGTTTTCCAGTAAATGGGTTAAATGTGAGTGCCATATTTTATTGTTCCTTTTTTTAAATTATTTTGTCAAGCAGTTATGTCAGGGCCAACAGGCCAAGATAAGCCCTCTTTCACTATCTGCTCTTCGCATTCTTCGTGTGTTCCAACAAATAATGTTTGTGGCGTGGCAATGGATTGGTCTGTTTGTTGGTAGAAAATAATTGTCTTATCTTCATATGCCAATTTCCATTTTCCAACAGAATCGTCATATGACCAGCCATTTGCGCTTGGAGGAATTATCATGGGACAGTCACTGAGAGGGTTGAGTTTGTTGAATTATAGGTCGCCGTTGTTCCGCCGGGAACTCCTGTAAGGGTTCCTATTGTCCAAGTTCCTGTTGTCGAACTTTGGAAAAATCGGAATGTTGTAACTCCAGACGGAGGAGAAACATTGAACGAGACGCTTAATACTGTAGTGGTTCCGTTATTGTTAAAAGTTGCTGTTGCGGTTGATGCTCCAGTTGTTTTGAACGCTCGCAAATTGCCCGAAGTGATCGTTGTAGACCCCGTGTAAGTTAATGTTCCAGACAAAACTACAGTCCCAGTTCCCGTTTTGTTTACATTGCCCGCTCCCGAAATGTTGCCAGAAATTGTGTATGTTTGTGCGCCATTTGTGCGAAATTGGAGCGTCGAGCTATTTATCGCAAAATTATTTGGTAGGGTTACGGCATTTGCAGTAATTATTTGGCATGGGCCATTGCAAGTAACTGCGCCAGTCCCAAAAGCATTTCCCGAGGAAAAGGTTATCGTTGCCGTCGCCGAGCTTGAGCTATAATTTGTTCCACCAGAATAAGTATTATTGCCGCCAAGAGTTATTGGCAATGATCCACTTTTTGCAAGCGTCCCCGCTCCGCTAATGACCCCATTCAAAATGGATTGTCCCGTGAGCAAAAGCGAGCCTTGGTTAATTTGCGTTGGCCCTGTATAATTGCAAGTGCCAGATAGAGTTAATTGACCAACCCCGTTTTTAATTAGCCCTCTTGTGCCTGTCAATGCGGTGGAGATAGTCGTGCTTAAATAGCACATGAGTTGACGGAAAGATGCCGTTGCAGACGCGATTGCAGTTACATTGCTTGCGCCTGCCTTTGCTGCGTTAGAGTTTGTTAAAATCATCCTACAATTATGTAAATTGTGTTTGCGTTAATGCCAGCCCCAAGAGCGTTATACCCTGCCAAAGTGATTTGCATCATGTTTGTCAATGCTGTTGCTCCTGTTGCTCCGCTAATATTGCTACCGATCTTGCCGTCTAAAGCAGTCTGCGTAGCTGTTGAAATTGGTTTGCTTGCATCCGAGGTGTTGTCCA